TGACTGGAGTTCAGACGTGTGCTCTTCCGATCTGCCGCCAGCTCCTAATTGAGTGGCTTCTGTTCGGTTCCCGGCAATTAATACCGGAGTATTTTCGGGAAAGAGTGACGTATCTGCATCTGGTGCTGTGCCGATCAATCCAATAATGCTGGAGCGAACGGTGCGTATAGGGCGTGGTCCGGTATCAATCTCGACCACTTCCACGCCATGTAAAAATTGTTCAGGCATAGTGTTTTCCTTATTGTTTGGTGAAATTCAGGCACAAAAAAATCCCGCATGGATTTTCCCAGCGAGATCGGTTCTGGCCTATGATCTATCGCGTTACAGTGCGGTGATGGCGCTTCGCAGCTCTGCTTGCATGGCTTCCAGACTGGTGCGTAAATCATCACGAGATGTAGCAGCTTCAATCACTCTGGCCGCTTTATCCTCATAGGCTTCAATGAGTGCTAATGCGACATCACGCTCATCCATCTTTGTTTTGATCAAACTTGCCATTTCGACAACGGTGATTTCACGCACTTTGGCGAGCTCCCCAAGAATTTGCTCATCCAGTGGGTCAATCTCCTGACCCGCCGCATCCGCTTCCAAGACACGCAGTGCTGATCTGGCTTGCGTTTCATAGGCTTTGTTTTTTCCAGCGGAATAGCCTGAGAATTTCTGGCGGCATTGCTCCAGTTCAATGCGGACTTCATCTGCTGCCTTGATGCGGGCCAGTGCCAAGAAATTGCTTTCGTTTTCTTCTTCGGTTTCCAGACGGATGGTATCATCTGCCTCTTTGCGATAGCGCTTGGCTTTATCAAAATCATCAGGCGCTTTGTGCCAATCACCGGATGGTTGGGTTTTACGAAAGACCGTCTCGGTCTGTACGCCTTGATCATCAAACTTCAAATAGGTTGGCATAGAATTATCTCCTTATGTTGCGGTTAGAGCCAGATTTGGTGGGTATTGGATGTGCCAACGCCTTGCTGCCATGCCTTCAAGGTGCGCTCGAAATCAATCTCAAGCCCTGTGGTCATGAAGTTGCTGCGGAAATTGTAGACATACCACCCCATAAAAGAGGCATATTGGCTGGATGGACTAGCAAAATAATAGGCCGACGTATAGAGCATGATTGCGACTGTTTTGCCTGCCGGGATTTCAACCGTGGCCGATTGACCACCAAAATCATGAGTGCTGCTCGTGTAGGAGTAGACAGTGTTCCACGATACGCCTGTGATATTGTCTTTATTAGCGTTTACCTCATTGGGAACGCCCACATTCAAAGACGCACCTTCATATCCAGACCCCCAATATGAAGCCCCACCAAAATAGAACGTCCGACTGATATTTGAGCCCGTGGTGTTTTTGACAAAGAAAATGCCAATGACTGCGGCTGGATAATTGTAAATATTCGAGGAATTGGCATAGCTGTGGAATTGACGCTTATAATTGAAACGCCCATTACTTCCCTCAAGGAATTGTAATGTTGGTGGTCGCATAAAGCCAGAATAGGATGTGCTTTCACCATGTGCGCCAGTAATCAGGCGGAAAGGCCAATCTTCATTATTGGTATGCCATTGCCCAAGCTGAGACGTCCATTCACCTGCACCATAACTATGCGCTTGATTACGGCTTAAGATACCAAACAAAAATGGAATGGAGTTTGGATCAAGAGCAACGGCAGCTTGTAACTGCCCCTCTAAATCCGTCTGCACATTGCCAATTTCACCCATAATGCTGGAGCCATCAGGCACATCATTCACCAGCTCAAAATCACTGGCGAGTGCGGTCAGCGGTGCCAGCTGCGCTGCACCTTCGGTTTGAATGGCCGTCAGATGAGATGTTTTGGCTGAATCCAGCGCAGCGATATGATCGTCCTTGTCACTGAGCATATCAGCAAGCGCATTGACCTTGGTGGTAGCAATCTCATCCAAGGCATCCGTTTGCGCGGTACCAATAGCGCTCAGCGCACTGGTCTCTGCAGTTTCAATGTCTGCCAGATGCGCGGTAGCTGCATCCACCAGCTCCTGCAATTTGTCATCCGTGAGGGCAACGATATCAAGGATAGTGCCTTGCCCGGCCATATTTTGCACAGATTTTGATAAATACGCCAGCTGCTCTGGGGAAGCTTCGGGTGTCAGTTCCTCCAGTCTGGCATTTAGGGCTTCAACAGCCGATTTAAGCAATGTGGGTGTGGTCATGATTTAGCTCCATAGTTCGATTGTGGTTTCAAGTTTCTGCCGGGCCTCGAAGTCCCAGACTTCCTCAATGTCGTCATCAATGGAGACGAGCGCATTGCGGATACGCACAACATCGCTTGACGCCACATTGTCCGGGTGCGGCAATTCATAGCCGCGTGGTGATTGATCATTGGGCATGATTGCCTCCTTGCATTTGCGGTTAAGTGATAATGACCCGGAGCGCCCGCAGACGCGGACGGTAGAGCGGGTTTCCGGTAATCGTGATCCGCACGCGGGTTTCATCGGCAGTGAAGTTTTCCAAAATATGCGTGCGTTCTTCCCAATCGTCCCCAACCGGGCTGCCTGAAGACAGTGGGATATTCTGCCAGTCGCCATTACTGTCCTGCACATCAACGGCGACGTTTGCGAGCCCCGGCAACAAAGACTCATAGGTCACCGTCACCTTGCTATTTACGCCAGCAGGTAAGGCTCGTGTGATGTAGTTGGCGCTTTCAGACATATTGCCCAAAATCGCCTGCAATCCGGGGAACATGACCGGGCTTCGCAGGTCAGAACCGCGTAAGACCGCTTTCACATTCACATCGCCATTCAAGCGATCACGCAAGGCAAGCGGTCTGTCATCGGCAATACGGATTTCCTTGCCTTGCTCATCGGTTAAGACGATCTCCACATCTGTGTCGGTTGCGGGGCGTTCAATATTGGCCAGTGCAATGACATCAGACACGTCAGAGACCGTGATATTGCCCAGATCAATGGTGCGTGTGGTTGCTGTAAAGCGGGCACCAAGCAAGCGGAAGGTTAAATCCCGGTCCTGATGCGGTGTCCATGTGCTGGCATTTGATGAAGAGAGCAGCACACCAACCTGATAAGGCTGGCTGGTGACCCATCTCTCATGAACCGCATCATATTTGCCAAGTTCAGCCACGCGAACCGCAGGCTCGGCATCATCGGTCAAAATAACAATGGCGTATTCTGTGCCTGCATCCAGCCAGACCGGAGCCCATTCAATGCGTGTATGGCCACCGCTCAGATTGATGTCTTCTGCCTGAACATGGGCTTCGGCGAGAATGGTTTGATTGGGAATCCCTGTTGTGGTTTCCCTGATCTGAGCAATGACACGGCGCGTGCCTTTTTCGGTAAACCATAAATCGACACCGCCAATATGACGGCCCTGATTGAGGGTAAAGGTCTGGGCAAGCGGATCAGAACGAAATCGCCGGACAACCACGGTCGTTTGTTGTTGGCGAATATCGGTCAGGGTTGTAACCCGGCGGCGCTCCTCAGTCGTGATAATGCCACGCGCAGTATAAGAGGCTTCGCCGTAATTACCCTCACTCCCAACAAACTGCATGAGCTTGGTGCCCACGGGAATATTGGGTGGGACAGTAAATCGTCCACTGATTTTACCGTCACTATCTGCAACTAATTGTGCCATATGTGTTCTCCTCTTCGGTGTTAATTTCAGGCATAAAAAAAGGCCGCCAGAGCGACCTTGTTTGTATGGTTTGGTTATAAATTGCGCTTATTCGACCAGACGTTTCGCGCGTCCTTCAATAATAGTGATGATCTCATCAAACACATCCGATGCCAGACCTTCCTTGATGAGGCTGGCTTTTAGGCTTGGCGAAGCGTCAATCATCTTTTCTGTCATCGTTTTAATCTGGCGGTTCATGGCAGATTGTGCCGCCTTGGTGTCCGGCACAAGCCTGTGAAAATGCCGCAAGAACACATCCTTCGGCTTGTATTTACCGCCAATCTTCATGGCCATCTTTTCAGATAAATCTGGGTAAATGGCGGTACTCAACAAATCATAGGCTGGTGCCAGCTCTGGTTTTTTGCCCTTATAGAGCAGAGAAAAATTCTTGCCATGGGCATCGGCATTGCCGACCAGATAATTAAACAGCACAATGTTGAGCAGTTTAATCTGATCCGCTGCCGGACGGGCGGCATGTTGGGCAATCACATCCTGACATGCGGCGATATTTGGGCCTCCTTCACGTTCATATTTAATCTCAGGCGTAATACCCAGAGCCTGACAAAAATCTTCCTGATGGATGCGTGTTATCACATCATCTTTACCGATCTGGCGATCATAGCGTTCAACCAAATAGTAAGGTGTATCACAGGCGAAATGCAGCGAGGCTTCCGGCACATCCAGCCCGACCATTTTCGCCAGCTTCATACAAAATAACTCATTATGAGCGCTGTCTTTCACGCGCTCAATTATGGGCTTTAGGATATGCGTCGTCGGCGCACCGCCTTTGATAAGCAAGACCTTCCCATCTTTAAAGCCGACCGCCAATTTATCCTGCGCCCCGGCCAGAGAAAGGCGATAGCCATCATCACCCGCCAGCATGGGACGGCGTTTGATTAAGTCCAATACCTCACGCAGCCGTGTATCATCCAAGACTTCCACATCATCGGATGTTTTGGACGGCTGATTGCCATGTGGATATAATGCCAAAGCGCCTGCACAGTCGCCGCCAACAGCTTCCAGCAAGGCAAAGGGGTTTTTTTCAGAAAGCCCCAGATACTTCGCCAGACGATCCCGGACACTTTCTTCCGGCAACAGCCCAGAGAAGAAGGCTTTAACCTGCGGCCCTTTATAGCTCTCAACGCTCAGTGGCATTGACAGCGAAATACCGTAGGATGCTGCTTCCAGATAATCGGCATCATAGGTAAATGCTAAGTCGCCGCTATCCGTCTGCTCAAGGCAGCCAACCAACTTGTCTTGCAAATAGACATCTAATCTCCGGCTCATAGCACTTCACCGCCAATCGTAATATCAATCCCGAGCATGGAGACGACGGTGAGCGCCTTGCCGATATGGCAGGACTCTTTGCCTTGCTCCAGCTCACGGATAAAGCGCACACCAACACCCGTTGTGGTAGCCAGCTGCTCTTGTGTTAAGCCTTGCTCTTTACGCGCTTGCTTCACAATATGCCCGAGTTTTGCAATTTTCTTATCAGTCATAAATCAACCCTTTCGGGATGATAATAGCATAACCATCCTTAAAATCAAACAAATAAACCCGTTCGGGTCTATTTATCCGCTTTCAATAGCACCACAACACATATCATCCCGTTCGGGTTTATTTTTCTCCTATGCTTCTAAGGGTTCGATTTCGATGCCATCAAACAGCAGCGTTTCCAGCTCTTCTCCGGGATCAAACCCTTCAATGTCAAAGCGCTGGGTAATTTGCCGCATGAATTCGGCATTCACTGACGTTGAGGATAAAAGCTCACTGGATTCAGAGCGTTGCACGCGTAACAGCACATTGCTTGTTGTGCGTGATTGTACGACGGAGCGGTTGCCACTCCCAACAATGCTTGTGCGTGTCAGTGGGCTGGTAAACTGGCTGAAGCGCCGCGTAATCGGGCTTGACCATGATGTATTCACCTCAGTCCAGCGATCTACCGCCAGATTAAGCGTGACTTTTGCCGGAACAGGCTCAAAAGCCTGATAGGGATTAACCTTCATATCCGTTGTGCGGAGCAATTGCTCTAGCACAGGCTCCAGCTCATAGCTCAAGGTGAAAGCATCACTTTCACGGCCTGTTTCCGCAATATCTGCTGCAATCGGCAATGTGAGCTCACCATCAACAATGGCAGCGGTTTGTTCCATGCCCTGATCACGCATATCGTCATCGAAAAACGGATCGACAAAAATCCCCAGCTTGGCTGATGGTTCCTGAGAGTTTGCATCGTTTCTCAGGCGTTCTTGCGCGACGAGGCTGTAGAGATCGTGAATAGACTCACGCATTGCCTCAATATCGCTCATCGGAATGGCATGCACAGCGGTGCTGGTAGTCTTAACGGGTGTATCGTTTTCCCATGTTTGCTCAATCAGGGCGATATCCAGCTGACCTTCCGGCGAGCGAGGAATAGAGGGCCGCCACTGGTGCGCCAGACCTTTCACCCGGCGAACATTACCGGATGCATCAATGCTGACCAGATCAAAGCGTGGCATTTTCCATTTGTAATCCACCAATATCAGCGAGCCTTCGACAGCGCCTTCGACGTCAAAGCCTGTATCATCCAGATTGGCAGGCTGGAGCTGCTTACGGTAGCGGTATGTCACATCATAGCTGCTGCCCGGTGCAGGCTCTGCACCGCTTGGTGACCAGTCCACATCACCTGCTGTTAGGCGATAATCGGTTCCGGCTTCATAGGTGGTACCGCCTTGCGTGATTTCGACAATCTCAAGGACGGCTTCATCCGGTAGCGGATCGGTCGCACCCGTGAAAGAGCCATGGGTAATCGTTACGCTTTTTTCAGCAGTAATGTCGATTTTATCAACTTCATGGATTGGCGTATTATTGAGCGTCAGACGCATCACGCCATTTTCATCCGCCTGAAAGGTATGGGGTTCGGATTCAATTTCATCAATATCCGGGTCTTCCGCGAAACGCACGCGCAGACCGTGAGGCAGCTCGATTTCATAGCCGTTGACGTGCGCTTTTCCTTCAGTGATGACAAAGACCTGTTCGCCATTATCCACTTCCAAAAAGCGAACTTTGAAGCCTGACACCACATATGATCCGTTTGCTTCACGATCATATCGTGCCAGTCCAGCCGTAACGGCATCAAGCTGTGGCGGTGGGGAACTGATAATCAGCACGCCATTTTCAACATTATAGACGGGGTAGAATTCACCAATGCCTTGAGTTTCATAGCCGTCGGCCTCATATCCCCATTCCAGTTGGATTTTTAAACGCGCAGCGCCGGGTTCCTGATAGTTGCGCGTCCCAACGGCAGGATCACGTAGTCCCGGGTCTTCCAGCTCGGTCACGGTGATTTCTTTGTAATACACCCCAATACGCACAGTGGTGTCCGTAGGAATGGTGAATTGATCGCCATCCACATCACGCACAGTACCGCGCAGATAAATCTTGCCGCTTTCAATGGTCACAGCTCCGGTATCTGGGTTGGCAACAATCGCAATTCCTTCGACAACGTCACCATCACCGAAAATGGCATCACCCACATTTTTGAGCTTTTGCAGGGTATTTTCCTGTATTTCATTCAGCTCAGCTGATTGCAGGCCACGCCCCGCTAAAAAGAGCGTGCGGTCATATTTTTTGCTTTTATCAAAGCGATTGTAATAGCTTTGCAGTGTCATAATTCAGATCTCCTAAAATTCGTGTTTGCCCAGTCTCTTTTTGCTAGGGCGCAGTTTCAAAGCAGGCTCATCAGAAGGTCACCACGAAGGAGAAGGTCTCGCGGGTGGCTGCCGTTCGCACCAACGGCACTGTGTGCTCCAGCACCAGCAAGATGCCGGGATCGGTAATGTCTGCGCCTTGGAAATATTTCTGACCTTCCGGCAGATTTTCTGCCAATGCCGTATTCACCATGATACCCAGCTCTCGGATAATCTCGCCGGGGCTGTCCTCAAAATCGAAGGTGAAGCGCATATGCAGGTTATTGGTCGGCTGCTCAGAAGCGGTAAATCGGCCTGTTGGCGTCACCAGATCGCCTTGCTCATCGGGCACACAGAACACCACTTCATCAGCCATCCGTCTGCCAATCTCTGCAATAAGCTGCCCGGCGCTGATATCTTCGGGAGGAGTATCAACCACATAAGAAACAAGCACCGTGTCACTGGAGCCAATGTTACCTGCAGGAATTCGGCTGATCAGACCTGTGACGCTGTCAGCATTGTAATCAACACCTTGCGTATAGGTGGTTTGCTCATCCTGACTTTTGATAACCAGCTCTTTGATATAGGTTTGGCCAAGATCAATCTGGTCATCCGTAAAGGAAAACTCTGCTGATTTATCATCTTCCCAATCCGGGTTTCCATTGCCCCATGCCAGATGAATGGGCTGTGTTTTAATACTGGCTGCCATGGCAGCGCGGCCAGATTGCGTCAAGATAGCCATGAATGATCCTCATATGTTTGGGTTGCATAAAAAATCCCGCCGCGAGCATGGAGCCCGGGCGGGATTGTTGTTTGATTGCGGATTTAAAAAAGCCGCTTAACTGGTTTGTATGTGGCTGCTTTGAACGATGGGATGCGTCTCGTTCCAAGGCTGATTTAGGTGCATGTAGCCATGCCATCCATCAGCGTAGCGATATGCGGCATCCTCAAAGACGCTGCCACGGTGATGTAAAACATCGCTTGCATTCAAGTTACTTATCGGCGTTTTACCTAGATATTCACTCACGGCCTGCGATGTAATGTGCTGGTCGCTATATGGTTCCGGGTCACTCGTTACGCTCTGCCGATACGTCATCCTTGAGATGATATGACTGATATCGCGCCACGGGCGATCTAAATGCCGATGATCGTGCCAGCCATCTACGCCGCGATATTGGCCATTACCAATATGGGTTTTGACAATAATAGGCTGCGGCGCATCTGCAACGGCATGCTTATCGGAAAGCCTTGGCCAGCGGATCTGTTCGTCATAGCGACTAATCCGAAACATATCCGTAAACCCGCCAATAGCAGGATCATCAAAAGCTCCTTCGGTTTTCGCTTCATGGCTTCGCAGAAAACGCTCATCAATCGGCACAGCCTGTGTGGCCCACCGTTCGTCAGAAAGCAGGCTCTCATTCAATGTGAATGCCTGACCTGTCTCAATTGTTTCAGCAGGTGCAAAGCAGGCATTGATGTCACCAAGCACCCAACTGTCAGAGAGGACGATTTCTGCCTTGGCAAAACGGTAAACATCGCTGATGTCGTCTAGGGCCAGTGATATACCATGCAGATTGGCAGCGCTATATATCCGGCCATAGCCACCGCGATGATTAATGACATGTGGCTCGCTCTCACCAAGCTGCACCTGATCCAGTCTATAGGTATCTGGCAGAACCGCCAGCGCCCATGAATGATGATCATGGTAATCCAAAAGCTCGGTTTTTGGCGCTGCTGCAAATGCTGCGTTAAAGCGGCCAAAAGATAGCACCGGACCATCGTCTGAAAGCCGATTGCCTGAATAATCAGACAGCAAATCTCCCCATTGGCTTTGATCCAGAATAAACCGCCTGACATCATAGCGGTCGTTATACATTCTGGTCAGGCGCGTGCGGATGGGTGCAGAGAGCTTGGCAAGCTCAATGACCACATCAATAAACAAATCGTTCGGGACATTGCCCTCAGCGCCGACCTGAAATTCGGCAAAATGCTCGCCGGGTACTTCTTCTTCGACATATACGCCTTCAAGTCCCGCCCATGACAGCGCGATCTTCAGTGATTCCGGCGTTCCGCGAATACGCTGCCACTGAACGCCTTCAGCAATAGCGCGGCGCGGATCGGGTAACCAGCGCAGCAACTCTCCAAGGCCGTATTCCCAGATCAATGCTGCCAAGAAGCTATCGGGAGGATGAAACTTGAATCCCCGCATTACTGCCGGATCAATAGGATAATGGATTGATTTCGCCACATCCTTTTCCGGTTCAGTAATATTAGGAGGCAATAGCGTCATTATCTGTCACGTCCTGCAAGGTTTAAATTCAAAGCCCCAATCGCTACACAAGCGTTTTCAGGGGCGATCACATTGTCTGTTGGCTGTGCAAGTTCTACGCGCTGTACGCCTTCTAAAAACAGATGGGCGATAATCCATGAGCGGGTTAAATCCCAACCAAGACCACGATTTTCATCGATTTTTTGAATAAAGCGTTGGCGTATTTCATCCATCACACTCTCTGGCGTTTCAGGATAGAGATAAATATCCGCATCGATATCGACTTGAACGACATCACAAGGAACCACTTCTACCGTATCCGTCAGCACACGCGTATCATCTGCTCTTACCTTACTGCTCACGATCTGTAGTAATTCATCGGATGGCAGGCCGTTTCCTTCGGAGGACAGAACAGCCACACGCACCAGACCTGCTGTCGGTGAATCTGCTCTGGCATCACGCACGCGCACATCTGATGATAAGGCATGGAAGCGATAATGGGCGCGACTGCCTGCGGTTGACCAGCCAACAATCTTTTCCTGAATGCGTTTTTTGAGGGCTGTATCATCCTCAGCCTCCAAACGCTCAACACCATAAAAAGCGGCAAGATGTTCCAGATCATTGCCGCCTGCAAAAGCCAGAAGGTTGGCTCTGGCAGCATCATTCACCCGTTGGCGAATGAGAAGCTCGCGCCATGCTGCCACTTCCAGTATTTTCATGGCCGGATCGCTCTCAAGCAGATTTTGGAACTCTGGATCACGGGCAGTCAAATCTTGGACCATCCGGCTCAGAATATCCTCGTAATCCAAGCTCTCAATGATATCTGGCGGCTTCAATGCAGCGGTATTTAATGTCATACAATAATTCCATCCAATGTAATCGGCTTACCTTCTGGCAAATAAAAACCCCGCAAAAGCAGGGTTACTTGGCCTTTTCCAATATGTTCAATCTGCACCCGTTCCAATCGGAACCGATGCTCCCATTTGGCTAGCGCTTCTGCGGTTGCGGCAAACAGCTCAATGGCAAAATCATCCACCATTGGGTTGTCGACCAGCTCAAATATGCGTGATCCATACTCCCGGCGCATCACTCGTGAGCCGATGGGGGTCGTCAAAATATCGATGATCGACTGTTTGAGATGATCAATCCCACTTAAGCGCTTGCCTGTATGTTTGTTCATTCCATGCATGTTCAGCCTCCGGCAAAGACATTGCTGCTTCCTTGTGCGACACTGGAACCGCAATCGACCGGATCACCGATCCGGCCACACTGCTT